GGATAGCTTGTTGGAATGCACTCAATCCTGTTGGAGGTACAGGTGCTGTAGTTGGTCCAGCAGGCGATAACGGGATAGGCATCGGAGTTGGGGAGGGCGTAGGCGGCGCTGTAGGAAGAGTCTCCGATTGCTTACGGAGCTCTTCCATGATCGCTTCTAATAGAGGATTCTGCTGTGTCATCTACAGATACGAGAACCTTACTCTAGGTGCGAACCCGCTTACTCCACGTCCGCTCATCTCTGGAGGCAACGCAGAGTACCGTTGAGTGAATGGGTACTGCTCAAGGAACTGGCTGAAGGTCTGTGACGGTAGCTGACCACCCTGTAAAGCACGGCCTTGAAGACCCAGGAATTCGTTATAGACGTTCTGGAACTGCCCCTGGAAATATCGTTTAGAAGCTGGGCTTGTCCCGAAAGGACTGCCAAACATCTCTTCCTGGCGTCTAGCTTCTTCAGTCTGGTCGAAACCTTTCGGTCTCTGACTGCCAAGCTTAGCCATGTAGCTAAGCTTAGGCTGAGACCCTAAGGTCTCACCACTGATAAAATCTTGGAACGGATTTGTAGCCATCAGATACTCTCCAGTGCCTAGATGCCGATATCAGTGTCCCATTCCTGGCGTTCCTTGCCGGCAGCACTCTGCCAGAACGGCTGGGAGAATACACCAGGAGCTGAAGCTAGAGGTTTATCGCCTCCTGGTACCCAACCAGGATTCTGTTTCGCACTACCAGGAGTGAACATACCCTTTATCCCTAGTAGGTTCTGACCCAATGCCCATGGCAAGAATCCCTGCCCTTCTACTCCTAATGGGTTCTGATACTGGAATTGTGCTCCTGCACGAGATATAGCATCAGTCAGAGCCTTACGAGCTTCCGGAGCGCCTCTAGTAGCCATCAAGAATGGCTGGGCAAATGCACTTACTTGTTGGGACGGCTTCTCAAAGAGACTTCGCCACATAGATGATTTCATCTGGTCTTCAGCGCTCATACCAGTCTGCATCAGAGGATCGATACTTAATGCTCGTCCTACATCCTGCAATCTACCGAATAGATCTGCGCCACCCAATACCCTTCCAGTACCGGAAGCTAGACTTTCTAGCCAATCCTTGGGAGATAGATAATTCATCCCACTACCAAGGATATCGGCAACACTATCAGCTCCAGCAGTTCGACGGAGCAATTCGGGAAGCTGCAATCCATACTGAGTCTGCAAAGGTGCAGCTGCTTGTTGATAAGCTTGCTGCACTGTTGGCAATCCATACCCAGCCTGAGAAGCTGCAAATCCAGGGTATATCTCGCTGAAACTACGTTCCCCTGCTGGATCCAGGAACATACCTAAGGCTTTCAGCATATCTTCTTCAGTTTTAGGCTGCGCCGGGGTCTGTCCTGGAGTAGGCATCGGAACGCCAAAGAGAGACGGCTGAGTTCCAGGTGGTTGAGTCCCAGGTGGTTGAGCACCAGGTGGTTGAGTCCCAGGTGGCTGAGCACCAGGTGGCTGAGTCCCTGTTACGACTGTTCCAGGAGCTGCTGTTGAGCTAGGAGCTGCCTGGATCGTATACACACCAGGTGGCTCACTATCACCACCATAGGTAGTAGTCAGCCTATTACGTTCTTCTTCTGATATAGAACCCCAGGCAGTATCAGTAAGCCATTGTTTGATGCTTTGCAGATTGAAGTTTGCAGGATCCAACCCGGCCATACCCGGGATTTCAGCCCATAGATTTGGATTCTTATACAGAGCAGTTGCTATCTGGTTTACTTTCTGCTCCCAACTGCCTCCCAGAGAACCGCCTTCTCCGAATGTTCCTTCAAATAGTTTAGACCAGTAGCCACCTAGATCTAACTGTCCAGTTCCTGGACCACTGGGGCCTACTTCAAAAGATACTCTTCCAGCATCCTGGCTAGTAGCACTATCTACAGGGGTCCAGCCCATGCTCTCTGTCCATGCTGTGAATTGCCCTGGCTCGGAACCGCTATGAGGCGCTACGAACTTGTTCCAGATACTCTCCATGTCCATCTGAACAGCGCCCATGTCTGAACCAGGAGGCGCATTGTTCATCAATGAAACTGCGGCCTGTTGGGCTAATTGACCAAGTTCTTCCGGAGTGAATCCTCCAGTAGAGAGTATCTCTTCTATCTCAGCAAGACTGGTTACGTTGCCCCGTACTATGTTGTTCCAGGCTTCTACAAAACCTGGCGTATTAGTTGTTCCAGCGGCTGGAGCAGCTTCAACTTGTGTCCATGCACCATTCGTGAATCTATACTGAACGCCATTCTCGTCTGTACGTAAATCTCCTTCTTGTGGACCATTACCATTAGCACCATTACCATTAGCGCCATTACCATTAGCGCCTGATTCCTCAACCTTTACCCAGGTACCATTCGTGAATCTATACTGAACGCCATCGGCTATAGTTAGGTCGCCTTCTAGATTTTGTGGTCCTTGTGGTTCTTCCTCCTCGTAATACGGAGTTAGACCCTGCTGTGCTAGAGCTGCAGCTAGTGGATCTACGGGGTGTTGATCCCTGTTCTGAGCAGCTTCTTGTATAGATTGTATGAGCTGAATGGCAGCATTATTTACTTGCCCGGTTTCTCTTCTTAAAGCACCAGGATCTTTAGCTAGGTTAGCTAATGTGATGATAGGATCAGCGATCTGGCCGAATCCTGCTGAGTAGGTTGCTGCTTGATCCGGCGTTGCTCCTGGAGTAGTTGTCACAGTAGGGCGATACATCATCCCGGGATCACGCACATCTATGCCACGTGATTCTCTTTCTGCCTGTATCGCAGCATTTGCAGCATCATGCAAATTCCCTGCTGCATCTACTGCTATATAGCCAAAATCCGGATCAAATTTCATCGTTACCATAACTAACCTCCAGGTCCGAATAGACCCAGTCTTCTAAGTCTCTCTGTATCACCTTGAGCTCCTGGGCGCGGGGTCCCTTGAGGAACTGCTGGCATCCCAGGAGGAGTTGGTGCTGGCGGCGGGATTCCCATCCCCGGCGCCGGCATGACTTCCGGATTCACCCCAGTAGGGGCAGGACCAGGTGGAGTGGCTCCTGGTCCTGCACCACCGGGAGAAGGAGTTCCAAGACCAGGAGGAGGCATACCAGGCCCAGGAGCACCAGGAGGTTGTCCTTGTCCCATACCTTGCATCTGCATCATCATCTGCTGTTGCATCATCTGCTTCTGCATCAAGACTTCCTGCAGCTGCCCCATATAGAACTGGGCTAGATCAGGCCGTCCACGGTCTTCGGTAGCCTTCAAGATAGACCACAAAGCAGCCTCAGGCAGCATACGCTCACCCATCTGCTCCTTGATCTGGTTCTCTATCTCGTCTGCAGATTGCAGCCCCAGGATCTCATCACGTATGACCACATCTGGTAGCAACGGCTGTGGGCCCTCACGGGCCATCTGGGCCATGCTCATCTTGGTCATCTCGTCCTGTGGCAAGTTACCCACAAAGTCGATCTCAGGAGCACCTACCCCGTCGATCATCTCGTAGGTTATCTCTTCACTGAACCACTGACGGTTATTACCCCAGCCAGATAATTCGACCGTATCGAACGAACCAGTCGCATACTGGTCAGAGAGTATATTCGTTATCTGACGATAACAGTCTCTCAAAGAATCCAATCTAGGCTCGATGACAGTCTGGATGCCCTGCCTGAGAGTGTTGATAGCGAACCCTGAAAGCTGGAATTCTAGCTCACCGTATACCGAGAATGGCAGCGAACCACGCTGGATCTCACCAGCTACGACACCCATATAGGCGCCAGTCTCTTTGGCTATCTCTAGCAACCCTAACGGCTCTACATTCTCACCGTCACCGAGACTTATCTCAGTACCAGCCTGGTACGGATCTTCGTCTAAAGTCTTCGATCCGTCCCTAGAACGCACTATCAGGCCCTGTTTCTGGGCCCTGGCAACCATCTCCAACATCACTGACATGGTGAAGTTGTGCTTCTCATACAGCTCCCGGTTAGACCGGAACAACGATTCACCGTAATCAGCGATCATATCTGGATCTAAGCGACCATTGAACCGCCCCTGAAGGGGTGGTTGGGCTCCTACCATACCCAGGAATACCGGTACCCGGTCAGCTCCATGCTCCTGGGGGCGCTTAGCGAATTTCCCCTGGATGACCACACAGTTCTGTTCCCGGTCATAGTAGTCATAGACATCCAGTCCGAACTCGTCTGGATTCTCGTTGCCTATGGTCCACTCATCAAGCTCGAACTTGGGATATTCTGCCCGTACCTCCTGTAA